TTGCGGGCCAGAGACGTTGGTTCGGGATTTGGAGTATTTTAAGAAAAAAGGGTATGAGGCGAAGAAGGCGTGGGGGGTGGATATGTTTCCCTGGACGACGCATATTGAAACTATATGCTTGCTATACCGCATAAAATAAGGATTTAAGCGGTTTGTTATACTGACAACCGCAGGCAATGTCAACCATTTGACAACCAAATTTTGACGCGTTGTCAAATGGAAGCTGCCTTTTCAAATATATCAACGCTTTTTGATGCCATAGAATCAGTGGCATGTACATAAGTCTGGAGCGTGGTACTTATATTTGAATGTCCTAGACGAGCCTGTACATCTTTGACATCTGCTCCATTTTCTATAAGCATTGTGGCGTGGGTGTGCCGCAAGGAGTGGTAGTCAAAGGCAAGCTTTAACTCAGTGTGTATTATTCTGCTACAGTATTTAAAAGAATCTGTACTTACGTATTCACCATTATCACGAACGCATACCATTTCAACTCTTTTTAATGTACATTCGATTGCGCGTTCAGCGGGTATTAAACGATATATTGTATTATTTTTTTCGTCTTTTTCCGGTTTAAGATAATGGTCTATATAATAATTTCCATATTCTAGCCTGTTCTTTTTTTGCATCGTTTTTGCGTATTTTAATACATTATATAAAGTATCTCCAAATTTGATTGTACGATTTGAGCTTTCGGTTTTTGGAGTTCCGAAATACCATGCCGATTTTTCTTCTTTTTTCCCTTTCTGCTCCATTACCCTTCTGATTTCAACACCGTAGTTTCTTTTTAGTATAGTCTTATTTACTGTAATTGTTCGATTTTCCATGTCTATATCTTCCCAGGTAAGCCCGAAAGCTTCACTTATACGCAATCCTGTATAATACCCTATCATAAGCGGCAAGTAAAAAACATTTCCTTTCGGAAATCGCTCAATAATTAACTTAAATTCTTCTGGTGGAATAATATAGCGTTCTTTTGGTTTACGCTCAAATTTAGGCATTCTGGCACGCGAACAGGGATTTTCTTTGATATATGCTAACGGCTCTATACCATATTCATAAGCAGCCGATAATACGGATAATATTCCAACAACTGATGATCTTGACAACCCTTGCATTTTTAAACGATTAATATATTCTTGTATTGGAGCACTTGAAAGCGATTTTAATTTGTATTGCCCGAACTGCGGTTTTAGATGATTTTCTATAATCTGCATATACGCAAGCTGGGTATTATATTTTAAATTTGTTTTACAGTAAATATCGAACCAATAATCCAGATAATCTGCTATGCTTAATTCTGATGGTGTAAAAGATTGACCCGAACTATTATATTCACTCATTGCCTGATTTCCAGCTTTTAACGCTTCCGATTTGGTCTTAAATCCTCCTTTTGATATAGATTTTCTCTTACCTTCTATTTTGGCAGCTTCAAAGCTATATTGCCATGTTGATCCTCTTTTCCTGGTTCTCAATTCTCCCATTGTACTTCCTCCTTAATTTTTTTGCATAAAAAATACACCATACCTTTGACAGATCGGCGCATTGATGATACAATGTATTTGCGAAATCGTTGTATCTGATGCATGTCAGGTATAATATATAAAATCCGTTCCGGTTACTATCCGGGCGGTTTTTATTTTATTAAATCAATTAAACCCGTTAAGGCTATTTTGCAAAGATTGTATGGCTTTTGATATTTCAGCCATGGCAATATAATATCTATACGCCCAAATACTGAGTAGCACAGTAAACACCGCAGATATTAAAAACCGTATCCAACGCGAAAAATTTTTGTTGTACCACATAAAAAACAAACCAATAGGGTAGCAGCAGCAAAACATCATTATAACAGCAAACCACCAACGTTGGTGAAATTTCAAGTCGTCTATGTTACGCTCTGATATAATTAATTCTGGATTATTGTTTTCTATTAATTCTACAGTTTTTTCAATTTTATCATTTGCTTTTTTCCCAAACTCAAACCTTGTAATTTTATTACTGTTATGAACAAATTTAAGATAACCAGAATCAATCGCGCCTGCATATAAAAATTCTATTCTTTTTAAATCTTCATAATCTATTTTCTTTTTATTACCCCAAAATGTTATAATATTGCTTTCTTTTTTACCAACATATAATTCTTGTGATGTTCCTTTTATACTCATATCTTACCACCCGTATTTTACTTCTTTTTCTTATCACGCATGATCTCAACTTGTTTCATAGCGTTTTCCAAAGCAAGCGCAAGCACAGCAAGTGACTTCTCGTCAATCTTTTCCCCATTAAAATAAAGTGGGCTTGTGTTCGGATCATTCATGTCCCCGATAATTTCATCAATCTTTTTTGCTATGTCCTTTTCTACTATTGGTCTTATTTTAGGATTTCCAGTTGTTTCTACTTCTTTTCCTGTCATAAGGTAGTCCATTGATATATCAAAATATTCACATATCTTTTTGGCCAATACAGTCCCGACAATTGAACCTTTACTTTTCCATGTGCTGATTGTAGATGTCCTAACTCCGGTGTCTTTGCAAAATTTATATGGCGTAATACCACGCTCATTGCAGAGTTTCTCAAATATTTCGTACATGCTTTACCCCTCTAAAAATAATTTTTGGATATCGCAAAAAGACTATTGACTAACTCTGTACAACGTGCTATAGTATGAACATAGCTCGGTATAAGAAGCTAATAACAGTGTTAAAGCGATAATAACTCGTTTATATGATATAACTCGTTCGGCAAAAACAAGTATATCACTAAACCGAGGTATACGCAAGTATTTTTTGCGAAAGGAGGTGCTTTATGTCTAAAATGTACTCTTGTGCAGAAGTCGCAGAACGTTATGGTGTGCAAGTAATAACTATTTGGGAGTGGATCAGAAAGAAAAAACTTCCAGCAATGAAGATCGGCAGAGATTATCGAATCAGTGACAAGGATATTGAAACATTCGAAGAATCATGTCGCACAATTAAATAGGTACATACCAAGCACATTGAAAAGGAGGATATCGTTTGAACGAATTAAAAATTTTTGAAAATGCTGAGTTTGGTCAGGTGAGAACGGCTGAAATCGATGGTAAACCATATTTCTGCGGAAGTGATGTTGCCAAGGCTCTTGGGTATTTAAACACAAACGATGCTATGGGTAGGCATTGTAGGGCTATCGTGAAATGCGACACCCCTATCAGTGGCAAGATGCAGAAGATCAATTTTATTCCAGAGGGAGATATTTATCGCCTGATTACTCACAGCAAATTACCATCAGCTGAAAAGTTTGAATCATGGGTATTTGATGAAGTACTTCCATCAATCCGCAAGCATGGCATGTACGCCATTGATGAACTGATAAACAATCCAGACCTTGCTATTAAGGCATTAACAGCCCTTAAAGACGAACGGGAAAAGAACCGGGCACTGAGTGAGGAAGTGAATGTTAAGAATCAGCTTATTGGTGAGCTTAAGCCGAAAGCTGATTACATGGACCGTATCCTTAAAAACCCAGGGCTTGTGACTATTACACAGATAGCAAAAGACTACGGTATGAGTGGGCAGGCAATGAACGACTTACTACATAGTCTTAAAGTCCAGTATAAGCAAAGCAGTCAATGGCTTTTATATGAAAAGTATCAATCCTGCGGATACACTCACTCACAAACGATTAATTACGAACACACAGACGGCAGACCTGACGTGAAGATGAACACTAAATGGACACAGAAAGGAAGACTATTCCTTTACCAACTGCTTAAAGTAAACAGCGTTCTTCCATCAATAGAAAGGAGTGATTTCGATGGTAGAGCCATATAAGCCTTTGTACACAGTAAGAGAAGCAGCAGAGGTATTACTTGTTAATGAGGATACGGTACGGGGCTTTATTCGCAACGGAGATCTTAAAGCCTTAAAGCTTGGGGCAATGAAGATTAGAGGAACCGACCTGGAAGCATTTATCGAGAACCACGAAACTATCCCCAAAGGAGCGCAGGCATGATAAACATTATAAGGTTTGACTTGCAGGCACTTGACAGAGAAATCAAATCAAGACCAAAATGTCCGGCTTACCTGATAATGAACGATGAAACCTTATCCATGTTTAAGGAAGCAGCATACCACGAAAACGCCGGAGTAATGAAGCTTATGGTTAAAACAGCAAAAGGATTAATCTATTGCGGTATCCCCGTAGCCACATGTAACGCGGTCCCGTATGGATTCATTGATATTAAAGATTAATCACGCTATAAGAAATGGAGGATTTGAATATGGCTGCAAGAGCGCTATTGCACAAAAACAGACTTAACGATTTAGAAACTTTTCTTGAGAATAAAGGATATATGATTTTGGCTACAAGTAAAAATCCTTATGAGGTTTTAAGAGCAAGAAAAGAAAAGGATACTGTAATTATATACTGCAAATCATCGGCAAAGGAACACTTATCAGTGATGGATAAAGACTATAATCTTATCCGTGAGTTTATAAAACAGCATGGAAATTGAAGGAGGATTAACCATGGAATCAAGAATCTGGATCCGGTTATGGCGCAGGCAATGTGAGCGCACGAAGTTTTTTATCGGCGTAGCAATGGCACAGGATCTTGTGATTATGTTACTGGTCGGCGCGCTGGTGTTAGCACTGGCGAGATAGGAGGGGTTATGGATAAAAAATTAAGTGAAGCTCTTGAAACAATTAAAGCGGAATGCGAAAGTCACAAGCGTTGCAAAGATTGTCAGCTTTATATCGCTGGCGGTTGCGTGATTGATTTGAATTTTGACCCTTGCGAATGGGATATAGATTCATTGAACGAAATGGAGGGATAAATTGGAACAGGTGACAGCATGGAAGCCGAAATGTTGTAACAAGGCGTATCTGTATAAAGGCAATGCTCGCAGGCATGAGCAGAAATGTCCTTTTAATCCTGACAACAAAGCCTGTGCCACTTGCGGATACAACAGCGAGGAATCAAACACTGTTTATGTTCGACCAATCATGGGAAACAACTACGGCGATGATGATTATGAGGAGCGATATTTCTGGTGTGATTACCATGAAAAAGAGATTACAAAGTATGGTTTTGATGAAAACGCATTGCAACCACAGAAACATTGCGAACATTGGAAACCGAAGGAGGATTAAGAGTGCAAGTTAGTTTAATCAAAAAGGACGGCGAAACATGGAACAGATTTAGGGTTGTGACAAAACAGGTGCCTGGATACGCCGTGCTGCTTAAAAAGTATCATGTTGATATTGAAAAGCCTTACAGGCAGAGCAAGTTGTACAGCTACTTTGAAACAAAAGGCGATCTGCTTAATGAGAAATAGGAGGAAATAAAAATGAAACTTACAGACGGTCGCAACGTTAATATTGACATCAATAATCCCCCTGGAATAGTTTACTCAGCTGATATGCATATTTGCATATATAAAATTCATGCAGGCGCAGACACTTGGTATCCAAATTGGTATTTGAATTGTGAAATGCTCAATATCAGCGAATTAAGTTTGCATACAGACAATTTTAAAGAAGCTATTAAAAAGGCAAAATTTGAATTGTGTTGCAAGCTTAAAAGCTTAGATGAAGCGATAAGCGGATTCATTAATTCAGATTTCGAGATTGATGTTTGCCCGGCTGAGGTATTAGCGGATCACAGGGACGTGGAGGTGTCTGATGAATAAAGGATTATTTGGACCTGAGTTGAGCAAAGAAAACTGTGTTGCAATGAGCCGTGAAGAACACGAACGAATTACAGAACTTATATGCAGAGATAAGTTAATGAAAGCACATAAGCCAGTACCAAACGTTTCGTTGTGTCCAGAATGCGGCGAGGCATTAAATCCGGTTTGGAGTTACTGCCCTTGGTGCGGTCAACACTTTGAAGAATAAGGAGGTAAACGATGCTGAATAAGCAGAAGTTAATTGATGCGCTTGAAGATTTATGGGACGTTATAGACCATCAGGAACATGATCCGATGCAGGCAAACGGCGTTAATCGTGCTATAGCATTTGTTGGTAGTTTTCCAGATGATAACTCATGGGTTCCAATAGGAACAACATTTCCCGAAGAAAATCAAAAGGTATGGGTTACCAACGAATATCACGGTGGTTCACGCAGAGTTGAGGAAAGCGTTTACAAAAATAATGAGTTTTATGGGACTGGTTACAGCCATTGCGAGATTGTTTGCACAGACCTTGTAAAAGCATGGTGTCCGCGTTTTGTACCAAAACCATATAAGGAGGTAAGCGAGGAATGAACATAAAGATTTACTCCGGCACTCTTACAAAAGATGAACAGTTTGAATTAGGCAGGTTACTGCTTAAAGCCGGATATAAGGTGGGATATAGCACCGTGAAAGGAAAGGGAGTTAAGACGGCAACCGTTATCTCATTCGAAGATCAACAGGAGAGAGAAGAAAGCGAGGATTTATCATGAGCAAGGTAAGGGGTATATTCTGCCTGAATAGTAATTGCAAGCATTACTTTGAAGATAGTTGCATCAAAATTCTTGAAGATGATTCAATCGACATTTCAGAAGATGGAACATGCGTTTCATTTGAGGAAGGAGTTTGCGAAGGGTATAAGGAGGTAAGCGAGGAGTGATTAAGCTTGGTGGAGTTGAAGTGGCAGTAAATCAGAAACCTGTATCTGTCAGTTTTGTGTGTCCTATATGCGATCACGAAAATGAATATGATTACGGCGAGTTCTGCGATATGTGCGGTGAGCCTTGCGACTGGGAACAGGAAATAATTCAGTGCGAATCATGCCGATCAAAATTCACGGTAAGCGGTCAAGATTGGCAGTAAGGAGGAATCATGAAGAAGAACAAAATCAACCGTAACGGATCAGCCGCAGGATTAAGCCAGTATCCATGGCAGAACGGCGGTAAAAGAAAAATGCCAAAGGGTGTTGGCGCACCGATTGGCGAGTTGAACAAAAAAATCAATCAAAAATTCAACCCTAATTATACAGGGTAAATCGGAGGAATGCAATATGAAGTGTGTAAAAATCAAGATTAAGAACCTTTTCGGTATTAGAGAATATGAAATGAACGGTCAGAGCGTGGAGCTTTCTGGCAAGAATGGAGCTGGGAAAACCTCTGTTATTGATGCTATCCGGTACGGCCTTACCAATAAATCAGACCGTGATTACATAATCAGAAACGGCGAGAATGAGGGCGAGATCCTTATTGAAACCGATAACGGGATCAGGATTGACCGGAAATCAAGATCAAATCAGGCAGACTATAAGAGCGTGAAAAAAGATGGTAGAGAGGTCGGAAGCCCGGAAACATTCTTACGTGAAATCTTCACCACCCTGCAGCTGTCCCCAGTAGAGTTTATGGAAATGGATAAGAAACAGCAGAATGCAATTATCCTTGACATGATCGAGTATGACTGGGATTTAAAAAAGATTAAAGAATGGTTTGGAGAAATCCCTGACTGGATTTCCTATGACCAGAACATTTTACAGGTGCTTAATGATATCCAGGCAGATAACGGCTATTACTTCCAACATAGGCAGGATCTTAACCGTGATATGAGAAATAAGAGAGCATTTATTGAAGATATCGCTTCCACTATTCCTGCCGGTTACGATGCTTCGAAGTGGGAGTCTGAAAATGTAGGTGATCTTTATAAACAGATCGAGCGTATCCGCAAGGATAATGAAACCATTGAAAAAGCAAAGCGACTCCTTGAAAATCGTTCTAACAAGATCCGTAGTTTTGAAGCTGATAAGGAAATTGAACTTTCCGCCATTGACCGTGAATTTACCGGGAAAGAAACACGGCTGAAAGAACAGATTGCTTCCCTTGAAGAGCAGATCCGGTCATGCAAAAAGGATCTGGCTGGACTTGGAGAAAAGAAACTGGATAAGATCGAGGTTGCAGAACAGACATATAAAGCCAATATCGCCAAATACAACGCCGAATTAGCAGAGTATGAAGATTACGCCACAAAGGAGCTTACGGACGTTTCTGGACTATCTGAGCAGGCTGAAACAGTAGAGAAAATGAAGGGACACCTTAACGAATACCGGAGAATGGAAAACTTGCAGACTGAGGTTGAAAAATTGGTGGAAGAAACGGCATTACTTACGGAGAAGATTGAAAAGGCCCGGACACTTCCAGGAGAGATTTTACAGGAAGCAACTATCCCGATCAATGGTTTAACAGTGCAGAATGGAATCCCACTTATTAACGGTCTGCCTATTAGCAACCTTTCAGACGGTGAGAAGCTTGATCTTTGCATTGATGTTGCTATTCAGAAACCGAACGGTTTACAGATCATCTTGATTGATGGCGTGGAGAAACTTTCCACAGACATGAGAAACGAGCTTTACCGGAAGTGCAAGGAAAAGGGATTACAGTTCATTGCTACACGTACTACTGACGATCCGGATTTAACCGTAATGGAATTATAGGAGGTATCACATGGATAACGAAATTATTCAGGTAGAACAGGCAAAAGGGCTTTCAGTAGATGTATTTTCAAATCCTGAGAGTTTCCAGAAATTATATGATATTGGTAAAATGTTTGCTTCATCTTCACTGGTTCCACAGGCATACCAGCAAAAACCTATGGATTGCACCATAGCTGTTGATATGGCAAACCGCATGGGAGTAAGTCCTATGATGGTAATGCAGAATCTTTATGTTGTAAGAGGTAAACCCTCTTGGAGCGGTCAGGCGTGCACATCTATGATTATGGCAAGCGGAAGATTTAAAAATGTACATCACGAATACACAGGAGAAAAAGGAACTGATTCACGCGGATGCTATTTGCAAGCCGAAAGAGTTGAAGACCATGTGATTGTAAAAGGCCCGGAAGTAACTATTCAAATGGCAAAAGACGAGGAATGGTATTCGAAAAGCGGAAGCAAATGGAAGACAATGCCGGAGCTCATGCTTGCTTACAGGGCATCAGCATTCTTTGCAAGGGTCCATATACCAAATGCCCTTATGGGTTGCGCAGTAGAGGGTGAAGTAGAAGATATTACAAAAGAAAAGCCACAGCAAGCACCAGATGTATTTGCAGAGAGTAATGAGGTCCAGTCATGATCTTAACAGCAGAAAATTATTTCAGTCCGGAGGCTTCCAGAGAATATTTATCAGTGAGCCAGTACAAGGACTTTTGCGGAACAATTGGTAAGCCAGCCTGTGAGGAGCAGGCACTTGCAAAACTCGCGGGAGAGTGGCAGATGGAAAAGACCACAGCTTTATTAGTTGGCTCCTATGTAGACGCTCATTTTGAAGGAACGCTTGCATTATTCAAAGCACAGAATCCAGAGATTTTCACACAAAAAGGAACGTTAAAGGCAGAGTATAAAAAGGCTGAAGAAATCATTAATCGCATTGAGCGTGACGAACTTTTCATGAAATATATGAGCGGTGAAAAACAGGTCATTATGACAGCTGAAATGTTCGGTAGCAAGTGGAAAATTAAGATAGACAGTTACCTTAAAGGTAAAGCCATTGTAGACCTTAAAGTCATGAGAGAGTTACATAAGGCAGAGTATACCAAAGTCTACGGTTATATGAACTTCATTGAATACTGGGGCTATGATATCCAGGGCGCAGTATATCAGGAAGTTGTCTATCAGAATACCGGATTGAGACTTCCGTTTTACATTGCTGCAGCCTCAAAGGAACCGGAAACCGATATTGAATTGATCTGGATTCCAGACGATCACCTGAGAGAAAAACTTATTGAGGTTGAAAGTAATACACCTAAGATCGTAATGCTTAAGAATGGCGAAATGGAGCCTATCAGGTGCGGTATGTGTGACTATTGTAAGCATACAAAGGTGCTTGAAAAACCAATCCATTACAGTGAATTGTTAGGGGAGGTATAGCATGGATTCTATTCTTACTGACAATAAAGAGTATTGCTTTTTCTGCGGCGGTTCTACAGAGTGCGAACACCATTTAATTTTCGGATCATCTAACCGGAAACTCGCTGACGATGATGGATTAAAGGTTCCGTCTTGTAACCGCTGTCACAACATGGGTGATGTTAAAAACCGGATTCATGACAACCCAATGGCAGAGAAAATGTCAAAAATGATCGGCCAGCTTGCATGGGAAAATAAAATGATTGCTTCCGGCCTTACACAATATGCAGTAAGAGAATTATTCCGTAAGAGATATGGAAAAAGTTACTTATAGATTCACAGGCTCCGCCGTTTTAAATGACTGCGGTGGAGCAGAAAGGAGCCTATGGAATACAAATTTATAATCAAAGGCAGGCTTGATGGGCTTAACGATTATACCGGAGCCAGCCGCACTAATCCATATAAAGGCAACAAGATGAAAGCAGATAATGAAAAGATCGTCATGTATGCCATCAGAGAACAGCTAAGACGGTTACATATAGAAAAACCCGTGATGCTTAAATTCACTTGGTATGAGCCAAACAGGAAGCGAGATCATGACAATGTATCATCTTTCGGCAGAAAGGTAATCCAGGACGCTCTTGTCAAATGTAAGGTGCTGCAGGACGATGGCTGGAAGTTTGTGACCGGGTTTACAGATGATTTTTACTGCGACAAAGAGAATCCACGAATTGAGGTTTTGATCGTGGAGCATGAAGGGGAAGGAGATAGACAATGAGACTTGATGAAATGATTATAAAGGCAAATGCGGACGGGAAGACGTATTTCTGTAATGGTACATATCTTGAGTATTCCAAAGAAAAAGGCTTTACAGAGTACAACTTAAAAGAATCAAGACGCAAATTTGCAGATGTTGTTTGCACCGGTGACTGGAAAGAAAAGCCGAAGCGTCACCTGACCGTATCGGAAGCAGAAAAAGAACTGGATTGCGAGATTGATACGCCGGATATTTCGAAGCTGTTTAGACCGATGAGCGAGAAGCCTGATAATGGTCGAAACGTAATATTAGTATATGATGATGCACAATATTTCTACAACCATTGTGGACACTATACAAAAACTCAAGATAAATGGTTTGATACTTCAAAAAATGCAATTTGTTTATCTTTCCGCTGGATCGACCCAGCAGACCTGATAAAGCTTTTACCTAAGGAGTGATAATGTGGGAGAAGGAGGATTTGTAAAGTTCGACCGGAAGATTTTGGAGTGGGAGTGGTACAAAGATCGTAATACTAAGGACTTATTTTTTCACATGGTGTTTAAAGCCAATTGGAAAGAAGGAAAGTTTCAAGGGATAGACATTCCACGCGGTTCTTTCGTATCCTCCTACCCCAAATTATCTGACGATTTAGGGCTTACTATAAATGAGGTAAGAACAGCATTAAAGCACTTGCTATCTACCGGAGAAATCACAGTCAAAGCACACACTAAATTCAGCGTATTTACGGTAAATAATTACTGTGTGTACCAAGACATTAACAGCCAAATCACAGACAGATCACAGACAGATCACATTCAAATCACAGACGAATCACAGTCAATTAACAGTCAATTAACAACAATAGAAGAAGGTAAGAAAGAAAGAAGGAAAGAAGGTAAGAAGGTAAGAAGTAATACATATACCGATCCTGCAAAGATACGTCATAAGAGAGGGGAATACGGACACGTGCTTTTGTCAGATGAAGAAGTTGAACGTCTTTCTGGTGACTACGGAGAGAATATGTCACGGCAGGCAATACAGTTCCTTGATGAATATATGCAGATGCACGGGAAGTCTTACAAGGACTGTAACCTTGCTATTAGAAAATGGGTTGTAGATGCAGTAAAGAAAAAAGAAACGGAGAAATATAAACCAGCCAACAGCCAATCAAGTAATCCGGTTGAAAAGCAGCAGCAAAGCCGAGATATGATGCTTAATTGGGTGGCAGCAAAGGAGGCACAGAATGGAAATTAAAGAGTTTGCGGTGTTCGCCGACCGATTAAAAACGGCGTTCCCCAAAGAAAACTTACTTTCAACACCGGATCAGATGGAATGGTGGTATGACTTGCTAAAAGAATTATCTTTCCAGACCGCAATTGTTGCACTGAAAAAGTATACGCTTGCAAATAAGTTCCCTCCTACTATCGCGGAACTAATGTCAATAGCGGCAGATATTACAGACGACAGGCTTCCAGATGCAGACGAAGCCTGGGGCGAAGTTACAAAGGCTATCAGGAGATACGGATACCCAAGAGAACGCGAAGCCCTTGACAGTATGTCAGAAACCGTAAGAAAGACCGTGGAGCGTATCGGGTTCCAGAATATATGCCAGTCTCAGTATGACCAGTTTAACACGCTCAGGGCGCAATTCAAGGGGTTCTATGAGGCAGAATACCGGAGATCAGCGGAAACACGTAAGTTGCCGGAGAATGTGAGGATCGCGCAGGCTAATATAAAACAGCTGATCGAAGCAAAGGGGGATAACATTGGACGAATCGAGAGCAATTAAACTTTGTATGTTCCGCCCGAAAGTAACGGACCACACAAGGCACATGGAAAAGGATATGACAGCAGAAGAAATTAAGCTCCGGCGTGAATTCATCAAGAAAATGTTATGGAAGGTGAATCCATGGGGACAGCTGACAGATGAACAGTTAGACGATGTAAGGATCTATAAAGTATGCGGTGACTGGTATATCGAGGACCACGATCTGTACGAATATGGATTTTGAAAGGGGATCAGAAATGACAGAGGTTACAGTATCACTCAAAGACATAGAAGCCCTGAAAGAATCTCTTAAACACGGCGATAAGGTAACATACAGTACACCAGTTGCGAAGTTCTTCGGTGAAGACAATGTCAGGGGAAACAGAATTTTACATAAGGCAAAGATTGTGAAGAAGCTGCAGCATTTGGCAATCATCGAATACAACGCCAAGCGCGGGAACAAGACAGTTAAGGCACAGTCGACCATGACATATAAAGAGATTTACTTCCAGCGGCGCGGGTGTGCGTGGTAAGTGTTTAAAACGAGTTTCAGGTTAAGACGAACAATCCGCCATAAAAGGCAAAACGGGTGGGATTTGGGCTAACAGGGTGTGCCGCGGGGCACGAGAAAGGAAATGCATGAGCGTTAAACCAATTTTGTTCAACACCGATATGGTCCGAGCGATACTGGACGGGAGAAAGACGGTGACAAGGCGAGTGGTTAAGCCACAGCCGGAAATGACACTGGCGTACATTATGGCTGGTCATAACCACGGCAAGTGGAAATATTCAGTTTTCGAGGAAGAAGAGTATAAAAAATATCAGGGAAAAGAACTGTACTGGACCCCTCCTTGCAATGGTGACGATATCCTCTATGTACGGGAAACATGGTGCTATGGTTCTGATACAACACAAATATTATTTGATCCGGAGCCAAGAGCCTATGATATTCAATACAAGGCAGATTACCCACATATTGATAAAGATTTAATCAAATGGCGACCTTCAATCCACATGCCAAAGGAAGCCGCCCGTATCTGGTTAAAGGTAACAAATGTACGGGTGGAGAGATTACGAAACATTACTGTTGAACAGGCGCAAAGCGAAGGTACTGAATCTGCCTGCAATAAGAAATGCAGAAGCTATCAATGGTGTGACAGCGACATGGTGTTGAAAGGTGGCTGTGAATGCTTCAGTAAGTTGTGGGATACCACAATCAAGAAAACTGACATTAATCGTTACGGGTGGGTAGCAAATCCATGGGTATGGGTAATAGAGTTTGAACGGTGCGAGAAGCCGCAGGAGGAAAACAAAAATGCAGATAAATGAGATAGTAAAAGAAGTAGGGCAGAATGCCCGTGAACATGGCTGGTGGGACGGAGAAGAAAGAACGTTCGGGGAGTTAATCGCATTATGCCATAGCGAACTTTCAGAGGCTTTGCAGGAATACAGGGACGGCAGACAGCCAACAGAAACATATTACGGAGACAAAGGGAAGCCGGAAGGGATACCGAGTGAACTGGCTGACACGGTTATTAGAATCATGGATATGTGCGACCACTACGGGATTGATCTGGAGGCTGCTATTGCCGAAAAGCACGGATTTAACATGACCAGACCATATAAGCATGGCGGAAAGGTGATTTGATGAAACACATTTTAGATGCTTGTTGCGGAAGTAAAATGTTTTGGTTTGACAAAGAGAACCCAAACGTGATATTTGCTGACAATAGAGAACTTGAAACAACTCTGTGTGACAAAAGGGCGTTGATTATAAAGCCTGATGAAATTATAGGCTTCCGAAATATGCCTTATAAAGATAACACTTTTAAAATGGTTGTGTTTGATCCTCCACATTTAATACACGCCGGAGAAAAATCATGGTTGCGCCAGAAATACGGAGTACTGCCAGAAGATTGGCCAGAATACATAAGACGCGGAGTTGACGAATGCATGAGAGTACTCGAACCGTTTGGAACACTGGTTTTCAAATGGAACGAGGAACAGATAAAAACAAGTGAAATTCTGAAAGCAATAAATTATAAACCACTTTTCGGAGATAAGAGAGCAAAAACACATTGGTTTATATTCATGAAACAGGTAAGCGAAAGGAAGGATAATCTATGAACCGAGTAATTTTAATGGGACGCCTGACCCGTGACCCCGAAACAAGATACTCCCAGGGAGAGCGTTCCATGGCAATATCAAGGTACACTCTGGCAGTAGACCGGAGAGGACGCAAGAGCCAAGAGAATGAGCAGAATACAGACTTCATCAACTGCGTGGCATTCGACAAGGCTGGGGAGTTTGCAGAGAAGTATTTCAGGCAAGGTATAAGAGTGCTGATCTCTGGCAGGATCCAGACCGGAAGCTATACGAACAAAGACGGCGTGAAAGTCTACACCACGGATATCGTTGTGGAAGATCAGGAGTTTGCAGACAGCAAGGGTGCCGGCGACAATCACCAACAGAGCAGACCGGAGCCGTCAAACGTTGGGGACGGGTTTATGAATATACCGGACGGCGTGGAAGATGAAGGTTTGCCCTTTTCTTAAGGAGGTACAAACGATATGGCAGCACCTAACGGAAACCACAACCATTGGAAACATGGAGGATCCGGAACGAGACTGTATTTTATTTGGAAGACCATGCGGCAAAGATGCAATAACCCCAACAACGGTAAATACAAAAGATACGGAGAAAGAGGAATCAAAGTTTGCCCGGAATGGGACGATTACTCGAACTTTAAAAGATGGTCAATATCAAACGGTTATTCTGAAAAATTAACAATTGACAGAATAGATACAAATGGGGATTATGAACCGTCAAATTGCAGATGGGCTGACGATATTCAACAAGCAAACAATAAAACCAGTAATGTAATGATAAATTACAAAGGCGAAATTATGACAATGGCTGAGTTTTGCAGGAAAAACAATCTTAAATATAAGATGTTTTCTAAATACAGAAAGCTTGGAATGCCCATTGAAGAATTAATTAAAAAAACAAAAGTTAACACCAAATTTATCGTAACAATGCAGAAAGGAAAAACTATGGAAGATTTAAAGTTAAAGCATATTGCCGGAATTATAAAAATTAACGGAAGGATATCTATTTACGAAGATGATTTCGGAACTTCATTTTGCCCTACGGTAGCGGATTTCAACCGATGTGCGGAAAGTTATGTTGTTGGAATATCTGCAAGCGAGGGAACGTTGGATATTCATATCATGAATGAAATTTAGGAAATTAAACCCAAGGGAAGGTGATAAGATGGGAAAATATCCATGGTCCGGTAAGCGGACATTAGATCATTGCAGTTTAATCACGGCAATGGGAAAGCCACATCAGGCAAACGGAAAATGTGATGGCTTCCAGAAGTCAGAAGATAATGACGAACCATGCGAAACCTGCATGAACTGTAAGCTGAATACTTTTTATGATAAAAATGATAACGAAATGGCAACTGATGAATATTTGAGAAGTGGTTACTAAACCAAAGTTTAATGAATTTAGAGAATTAAAAATATCAGAAAGGACCGGAGCTCCAGCTGGGCAAGGTCATGACGGCTCCTTTCGGTAAAACAATGAAAGAGACTTTTAAAAGCAAAGTATATACAGACCGTCCGGCATATGCGGACTTTGACGCACCGGCTAAATTTGAGGCTATAAAAAGCATTATTGCGAAAAGACTCAGGGAACACCCAAATGCGACATGCTCTTATTCAGGTGGGAGTGATAGCGATATTCTTCTTCACATGATAGAGCAGGTACGCGAGACATTCGGCCTACCTCCAATCCATTATGCTTTTTTTAACACAGGACTTGAAATGGAAGCGATAAAGCGTCATGTGAGCGAAGTGGAATCACTGTATGGCGTAACGATTACCAGATACCGTCCAAAGAAAAATATCGTGCAGGCCACAAGGGAATATGGTCAGCCGTTTGTTTCAAAAATTATGTCAGCCGGGATAGAGGGCATACAGCGTAAAAATATACCGCTGTCAATACATAAGGAATACGAAGACGCAGAGGATAAAGCGGCAAAACGAGAGGAACTTAAAAAACGCTATCCTGGGTGTGAAACAACGATTAATTTTTTGTGTTGCTGCAATTCCAAGGGAGAGCCAAGGCCAGATATTCAATTAGTCATAAATTCATCAAAGTATATGTTGGATTTTATAACTGATAATCCGATCCCATTTAATGTTAGTAACAAATGCTGCGACTATTGCAAAAAGCAGCTGGCGCACAGTGTTCAACAATCATTCGATATGGTAATAACGGGAGAGCGCAGAGACGAGGGTGGTATGAGATCCGTTCCACGAAAGGATAATACATCTATGTGCTTTTCTGAAACAGCCGACGGAAAGTTTAGGCTGCGACCCCTGTTTTATGTATCAGACGCGGATAAACAGTGGTACAAAAATTACTACAATATCCGTTATTCAGATGCCTATGAGGTGTACGGCTTAACACGTACAGGGTGTTGTGGGTGCTCAATATCAGCAAAGGCAACGGAGGATTTGGAAAAGATAAAACCGTATGAACCAAACCTGGTTAAAGCCGCATGGAATGTGTTTGGTGACAGCTATAGATACCGCCAACAGTACAATTCATACAAAGCATTTAGGCAGGCATGGGATAACGAGCAGAAGAAGACTGCCAATAATGAAATCAAAGGGCAAATGAAATTTGAGGATTACCCAGGGTTTATCCCGGAGAGCATGGTTAACTAAATTAGGATTTAACTGAATAAGAAAGGAGGCGGAGTTTCCTAGGAAGATGCGCATCGGCTCCTTTTGAAAACATGAAAAAAATATTATTAGGAGGCAGTCCATGTACTTATTGGAGCGTTGCCCAACATAACGGAAGAGAAACAGAACCTTCAGGCTTGGGGTGGGAATTGTTTTTGAATTATTGCATTGCCAAGCAAAGATTCAAGCCAGATTTCTTCCTGTATGAAAACAACGAAAGCGCAGCAGAAGCAATAAAGCAGGAGATAAGCAAAGAATTGGGTGTCGAGTTAATGCACATAAATAGCGCATTGGTATCTGCCTAGGTAAGAAAAAGAATATACGCTATGAACTGGGAGTGCGAACAACCAATTGACAGGGAAATATACTTGAAAGATATTTTGGAAACGGAAGCACTTTGGCAGACAACCGAGAGTAGCAAAAAATCCCTAAGGGTAGGGCAGTTGGATAAGGGTAGCCAGGGAGATAGGGTTTATTCTATTTAAATTGCAGTCATGGACAGACGACAATGAACTTGAAGAATTAGACTCAGACATGGGCTGTCTAGCAATTCATGTTAATAAGGAGGAATCAAATTGAAAAAGAAATTGTATGAAGCAGGAACCGAAGTTATAAAAGTTATCGGAATATATGTTAACTTAATGGTTTTATTGTATGCGGTAGGAACTGGATTGGCACAGCCAGAACTTGGAACAGGGTTGCTGGTAGTTGCCACATTCTTGAATATCATGTTCAACATTGCAAGAAAGGGGCGTGGGCCATGGAAGAAAAGACAGTGAGCCTTGCAGAAATGAAGCTGCAGCACATAGTTGAGGAAAGTAATTTCAACCGGAATAAATTGGATACTACGGAAACGAAGCTGGATCTGGTCATGAGCATAATCGACAACCACATACAGACCCTTGATGATACATTCATAAAGACGCACGATGCCGAGACGAAGAAAATCACCTACCGCGTTGTGCAGGCTATGACGAACCTGAGAAAAGACATTGAAGCCAAGATAAGGGAGGAATGAACGTAATGTGCAGGCATGAATATAAATTATACAATGTTTCTGAATATTACCCATTGGCAATGACAATATTTGCACATTCAAAATATGATTTTGTATGTAAGCATTGTGGAAAAGAAAAAAGCATTAAGTCATTGGACCTTCAAGATGAATTAATGAAAGAAAAAGCGCGCCAGGCAAAAATAAAAGCAATGGATCCAAACTATCAGCAATGCACACCAGAAAAGCTAACAATAAAAATAAAGCCATCATCAATGGCAAAAGAATTTAGCGGTGGGTTTGTTAAGGCTGTAAAAGAAAAATATCTAAAAAAGGGAATTGATCTCAACGAAATAAACGAGAGAAATAGATACGGTCAGCACTTACTTGTAGAGGAGGATTAAGTATGTCAAAACCGACAATTTACATGGTATACGATAGCGAAAAAGGCGATGAAAGAATCGGCAGTTACAACTCGGAAGATGCGAGTAAGCTACTGGGGATTAAACCGGATCACGTATCAACTTATGCAAGCTCTGGTAACAGATATAAAAGCAGATACTTATTTATCCCGGAACAGCATAAGCCAATGAGAAACGGGATTGATGATGAAATGCTTCGTGACTGGGACTTTACCACAGAAGCTTTAAAGGCTATGGCAGGAGGTGGAAAGCGTGGTAGCTGATAAAAACACATTCAGACAATTTGTATCTATCTGCAAAGAGATTGACGATGAAGAAACCAGAGTAAGAAAGTTACAGGATCAGATAGACACCATGCGCCCGCTGGAAAGAGAAGTAACTGACATTGTTACCAGAGGAAAGAGAGGGAAAAAGCCACTCGGTATCTGCAAGATACGGGGAAGTGAGGACCATCAGGAACTAAATAAGAAACGGGCTGAGTTAAGGGAAAGAAAGGCAAGGAAAGAACTTTCCATAGCACAGAGAGAAAAAGGCATCATAGAAGCCGAGGAATTCATTTATAGCCTTGAAGAGAGCGAAACTAGACGTATACTACTATTCTACTGCATAGACGGCATACGGACGTGGAAAGGGGTCGCAGAGGCTATGGGAGAGGGATACACGGCTGATATGTGCAAGCAGGCGTTTTCAAGGTTTATGCGTGCAAATTAAATTAGAATTTAAAGGAGATTGGAGAATATGGAAAAGGAAGAAGCAAAGTTAATTGTTAAAGAGTTTTTATGTGACTCTGATAAACTTAATTATACAAAAACAGAACAAGAAAAAACACCATTGAGAAAAGCTTTTGACATGTCTTATCGGGCACTATGCGTTCAAACAGATGAAATATCATTCACTGAAAAAGAAGTTAATAAAATAATGAACGCCATAATAAGCAGTTGCGTAGACACGACAAATGGCATGCAAGATAGATTGTTAAATCTATTAGAGAGACATGTAAACTGAAATTTATTGCTGTCAAGCGAAAGTGTCACGTTTGTCACGCGGTCCCTATGCTATAATTAAGATGGGAAAAGTGTAAAACCTCCCCGACACATATTTCCCCCATTTTCCTTCTCCCCGAGGAAACACATAAGCGGTCTAAAAGTTCCCCTTAATAGACCTTATCAAAATCAATAAGGGCGTGCCGGTTCGAATCCGGCATAACGGCGCATAGTTCAAATGGCAGAACAGCAGTATCGCCCCTGACTGTAATTCTGGTTCAAATCCAGATGTAGCCGCTCAGCCAGACTTCATATGACACCTCCTTAGAAAATGCCTGCCGTGGATACCATGGTGGGTGTTTTCTTTTCCTCCAATATGTTATATACTGGTAGAAAAGGAGGGAAACAAAGTGGAAGAAGCTAAGAGAAAGAAACCTTACGGGTTATGGGCGGGACTTATATTAGTCGGAGTAGTAATAGTTATCTGGATAATATCAATGCTGTTGAAACCTAAAATAGACTATGATTCAATGGCAAAAGAGTTATTCAATTATGCTTATACGTTTGATAATGTAGACAAAATAGAAGCGGTTGATGATGATATATTTCACGTCACTGTAAAAAGTGATCCGTGGTATACCGCAAGCGAAAAAGATAAAATGATCTTTTGCAAGAAAATGAATGAAGGTATCACATTGATCTGCCAGAAGTACAAAACAATCAGAGACATTGACCGGGCAGCTGTTTATTACTATGACGGTAAAGGGATAAAGGTGGCGGAACCCGGAAAAGGGGTAACGCTGGAAAGCAAAATATTGCATTAAACACAAGCACTGAGGTGATTACCTTGGTGCTTTTTATATGTCAAAAATTAAGGAGGATAAGAAATGGAAGTAACAGTATGTCAGTGTAGAAAATGTGGAAGATATCACGTATTTGAAAAAATTGGAACAAGAGACATTCATGTATGTGAATGCGGCGAAAGAATTGAACGGTGGACACATAGAATGGAAAAGTGCGAAATAGAAAAAGAGCCAAATGAACCACTTGGGGCATGGAAAAGAAATGACACAGATACAGTTTGGCACGGTGATAATAGCCCGGAATGGATACCGCCAAAGAAATTAACCAAAAAGGTCACAATAGATGTTGAAGCTGGAAAAGGATTTGACAAGCTATTGGGAGTTGCAAAAGAATTAAGCGAATCAATTGAAGACATTCCAGGGTTAGTTATGATTGACAACGATGGTAAAGTAAATGTGGTTCCAGTCATATCAATAGACTCTAAAATGATAGTGTTCAGGACAATAACTCCTTACCGCAAATGCGACAGGGAAGAACTCGCAAAAGAATATACCGATAAACTTGGCATAAAGTGCGAGGTTATTGACGCTAGAACCGAACTGGTGGCGGTCATAGATGGCTAAAGAATTCGCCAGATCATTCTATGATGGTATGCCATGGCGCAGATGCAGAAAAGCATACATAGCGGAGCGTATAGCGATTGATGGTGGACTGTGCGAGCAATGCCATGAGAGGCTTGGATACATGGTGCATCACAAGATACCGCTGACACCTGAGAATATAAATGATCCGCTGATATCGTTAAGCCATGATAACCTTGAATTCGAATGCAAGGAATGCCATGACAGGGAAGAAGGACACTTCATAAAGCAGAGAGAGAACCGGAGCCGATGCACGTTTGATGCAGAAGGGAATCCGGTTCCTATTATTGAGAGGGAGGAAGCAGAATGATATGGAAGCTTATTAAACGATTATGGTGCAAGCATAGCAAGACAAAGTACATACGCACTTACCTTGATGCTGAGAGACCAGGAGTAATGCGTACACACCACATACATGAGTGTAAGGAGTGCGGCAAGCGTATCTATAATTGATTGGGAGGGCAGGAGAATGCTTATACATGAAGTAATAAAGAAAGCTATAGATACAACCTTAACAATAAGACGACAGTCGTGGAGAGGGAGCGGAGTTGAATTCATGCTTACTGAACCAATCGCTCTACTCAAAAAGCATAGCGAACCAAAGTTCTGGAACCCAACACCAGATGATCTGATGGCTGATGATTGGGAGGTAATAGAATGAACAGCATAGCCAAAGCAACACAGGCCACGACAATGGTATTTGAAATGGTAGGAGCAAGCGGAGGGGAACTACATATAGTACTTGATGATTGGAATGTGGAAGATGAAAACATCGTGTACTGTAAGCAAGAGATAGATAGACTTGCAGAATCAAAAGCAATTACTGACTCAGATCAAAAGATATATATGGATTGTATTGATTGTCTTATGGGATTAAGCGAAGAAGAAAGAATCAGTGTTGTATCTAAAGCGTTTGATATACACGACAAGGACAATTCCGTTCACTAACTGCCATAAACGGCGGGTAAATAGAAACAAAGGCGGACGATTCCGTTCTGACGCAATGCCATAGGCCCCCCTTAAACGAAAGCGGGGGTTATTTTGATTTCACCGAGTCCCCACATCAAATTTTACGCGTGAAGTTTTACAGTACCCCCTCCCCAATGAAAGGAGATGATGAAATTTGGATAAAGCTGCGAGGATTAGAAAAGAGGAAAACAAACTTAAAAAGATATTCAAGAATCTGGACGAAAATAAAAAGCAGTCAGTTGAGGGATTGATAAAACGGGCTGCTTTTATGCGTGTCAGTCTGGAAGACTTTGAGGAAGATCTTGACTGCAACGGATTTGTTGAAAAGTTTGCACAGAGCGACAAGCAAGAACCATACGAACGTAAACGTCCGGTTGCTGATCTGTATAATACTATGAATACCTCATACCAGAAAATCGTGAAACAGCTGACCGATCTCCTTCCGGAAGGAAAAGAGGAAGCCGATGAACTTCTCGAATTCGTGGGCGGTGGTAAGCGTTGACAGAGTTTGAGCAATATTTCACTCAGATAGCCGATGGAAGAATAAACGCCTGCGAAAAAATGAAGAGAATGTCTGATCGCTTAATGGAACAGTTTTTAAATCCAGGTGAATTTCACTTTGATTATGATATAGCAAACAGACACACCACATTTATTGAAAAGTTCTGCAAACTGCCGACCGGTAAACTCGGATCTCCGCTGCAGCTTGAATTATTTCAGAAAGCCAGACTGCAGGCCATATTCGGATTTGTTGATGATAATGACCTAAGACAATACAATGAAGTCCTGATAATCGAAGGTAGAAAAAATGGTAAAACCACAGAGACCGCCGCCGTTGAATTAGATATGCTTGTTAATGACAAGGAAGGATCTCCACAGATTTACAACGTGGCGACCATGCTGGATCAGGCAAAGCTTGGATTTAATGCTGCAAACAAAATGCGGGTACAGTCGCCTTTGCTTAAAAAACACATCAGGAAAAGAGCTGCGGACTTGTATTGTGAGTTTAATATGGGGTTTATTAAGGCCCTTGCAAGCAACGCAAACAGCCTTGATGGTTTGGACACACATTGCGGCGTTATCGATGAATTGGCAGCAATTAAGAACAGAGATATATACGATCTGGTAAAGCAGTCAATGGGAGCCAGACAGCAACCGCTTCTTTTTTGCATTACAACAAACGGATTTATAAGAGAGGGTATTTTTGACAGCCAGTATGAATACGCTTCAAAGATTATTTATGGAGAAAAAGAAAACAACCGCTTTTTACCATTTATTTATGAACTTGATAACATAGAAGAGTGGAATAAAGAAGAGTGCTGGGTAAAAGCAAACCCGGGGCTTGGAACTATAAAAAGTTTTGACTACCTGAGACAAATGGTGCAAAAAGCTAAAGACGATGATTCATTTAAGCCTACTGTAATGGTCAAAGATTTTAACATGAAGCAAACGTCAGAGGCTGCATGGTTGAGATATGAGGATTTTGAAAATAAAGAAACATTTAATCACAAATTCAGGTATGCAATTGGCGGAATGGACGCTGCTGATTCAATAGATTTAAACGCAGCAAAAGCTTTGTGCATGAAGCGCAATGATGATCGCATTTACATAAAACAAATGTACTGGATTCCACAGGCAGTTCTTGATAGGCAAGAACTTGAAGGAGATAGAAAAGGACGTGATAATGTTCCATATCAGCTGTGGAAAGATCAAGGTTATTTAAGAACTGTCGAAGGAAATAAAGTAAATAAACGGGTTATGCTTGATTGGTTTTGCGATCTAAGAGATAAAGAAGACCTATTTATATTATATATTGGATATGATTCGTGGCATATAGATGATTCTCTTTTACAAGAATTTAAAAATGAATTTGGCGAAAAGTCAATGATACGAGTACCACAAGGTGTTATATCTTGCAGCCAGCCTATGAAGGATTTAAAAGCCGACTTGCAAGCAAAAAAGGTTGTTTATAACGATAATCCAATAGACAAGTGGTGCTTTTTCAATTCAGTAGTCAAAACTGATGTAAATGGAAACATTCAGCTTGTAAAAACCACTGATTCAAGAAACCGTATTGATGGCACGGCGGCTCTTATTGATGGTTATAAAATATTGCAAGATAAAATGCTTGAATATCAAAGCCTGATATAGAAAGGAGGTAAAATTGGGAATAATATCAAATATTAAAATGGCAATTAATAATGTTGCTATGCAGTCAGCTTTTAAAATGATTACAGAACTAGGAAATGGATATTATGCATGGAACGGCAAACTGTTTGACTCAGACGTTATACGTGCCTGTATAAGGCCGTACGCAAAATCAATAGGAAAATTAAAAGCAAAGCATATACGCAATTTTAACGGTTCGATTTCAATTAATCCAGATGTGTATATGCGTTTTTTATTGGAAGAGCCAAATCCTTTAATGTCTGGTCAGGTTATGCAAGAAAAAGTAGCGACACAACTTGCGCTTAACAACAATGCATTTATTTTGATAGTTAGAGACGATAACGGAATACCTATTCAGCTATATCCCGTACCGGCAGCAGGCGTTGAAGCAAAATACTTTGACACAAATTTGTATTTGAAATTTTATTTTTTGAATGGAAATACTTTGATGTTTCCTTATACTGAAATAATTCATTTGAGAAATGACTTCAACAACAACGACATTTTTGGAGAATCTCCAGAGTTGCCATTAAAGCAGATTATGGATGTTCTTACTACAACGGATCAGGGAATCGTAAACGCTATTAAAAACAGCGGAGCAATCAGATGGTTGTTAAAGTATAGCACCCCTATGAGGCCAGAGGATTTAAAAGAGAACGTACAAAAATTTGTTGACAACTATCTAAGCGTATCAAGCAAAACTTTTGGTGCTGCCGGTGCTGATGCCAAAGCGGACGTTGTAAGAATAGAGCCAAAAGATTATGTACCAAACGCACTACAGATGGACAGCACCAAAAAACGTATATATGAGTTTTTTAATACCAATGAAAAGATAGTAAATTCCACTTATACAGAAGATGAATGGAATAGCTATTTTGAAAGCAAAATAGAACCCGATGCACTTCAATTATCATCAGAATATACACGAAAGCTATTCAACCGCCGTGAGCGCGGCTTTGGTAACAGCATTTACTTTGATGCATCTAACTTACAATGTGCCAGCCTATCAACAAAACTTGCATTACAAGCCATGGTAGATCGTGGCGCGCTTACTCCAAATGAGTGGCGTGAAACATTTAACCTCAGCCCAGTAGCCGATGGTGATAAGCCATTACGTAGACTTGACACCCAAACAGTGGATAAGGTCACAAACCTTTTATCTAATATGAAACTTGATAACATAGCAGAAACAAAGGCAGCAATCTATGCCTTATTGAAAGGTGGTGAGAAGAGTGCCGAAAAAGATTGATGTAAAAGGTGAGATTGTAGGCAATAGTGATGCCTTGGTTTACGAGTGGTTGCAAATCGAACACACGTCACCACAAGGAATATCTAAACAGTTGGCAGAAGCAAACGGGGAAGATATTGAAGTCGAAATCAACAGCCCGGGTGGTAACATATTTGCCGGATCTGAAATCTACACAGCTTTGAGATCTTACAAAGGAAATAAAAAGATCCGTATTGTTGGCCTTGCAGGCTCCGCTGCATCAGTAATTGCAGAAGCCGGAGAATCAGAAATAAGCCCTACGGCAATGTACATGATACATAAGGTTTCAAGCTATGCCAGCGGAAACCACAAAGCTATGGAACATCAGGCGGAAGTACTCAGGACGGCAGATGAAGCCATAGTGAATGCCTACGTGGATAAAACTGGAATGTCAAAAGAAGAACTGCTTTCCATGATGGATAAGGAATCGTGGTTAAGTGCACAGCAGGCCGTTGATTATGGATTTGTTGACAAAGTAATGTTCCAAGACAGCCGGATACCGCTTACGAATTCTATCGGCGGAATCCCGCCAGAAGCAATTGAAAAATTAAGAAACCTCATTAAGGGTCCGGGCAATAATGCCACGGATTTTTTTAATGCCAAAAATTTAGAGAAGCAAAAAGCAGAAGCCAGATTACGCCTGCTTAATTTGAAAGGAGATTTTTAATGAGAAGAGAAGAATATGTAGCAAAAAGAGAAGCTATGAAGAACGAGGCGCAGGAACTTATTAACGCCGGAAAATTTGATGAAGCCAATGCAAAGATTGATGCAGCTGCAAAGCTCGATGAACAGTTTTCCAATGAGGCAAAAGCAGAAGCAAATCTTAAGGCATTAGGAGATACTCCACTTTTAAACCTTTCCGGAGCTGTTACAATTCCGTCCGCTACTCCTGCTGCAGAACCGGAAGATATTTACGATTCTGTTGAATACAGAAAAGCATTTATGAACTACGTGGTAGCGGGTAAGCCTATTCCTGATAAATTTACAAACGCTTCCACCACTACAAAGACCAGTGATGTGGGATCAGTAATTTCACCGACAGTACTTAACCGGATCATTGAGAAAATGGAAGCCACCGGAATGATTCTTCCGCTGGTTACAAGAACTACATATGCGGCAGGCGTAACCGTTCCTACTTCCACCGTTAAGCCAGTAGCAACATGGGTTGCAGAGGGTGGAACTTCCGACAAACAGAAGAAAACAACCGGGCAGATTGATATTAAGGGCTACAAACTGAGATGTGCAATCTCCATGACTCTTGAAACGTCTGTCATGACATTAGCAGTATTTGAGACACAGTTTGTAAACAATGTATCAGAAGCTATGGTAAAAGCACAGGAGCAGGCTTTCATTTCAGGAACCGGAACCGGTCAGCCTAAAGGTGTGCTGGCTGAAACCGTAGTTTCAGGACAGAACGTTGAAATTGCTGCAGCGGCAAATCCTACATATGCAACGCTTGTTGATGCAGAAGCAGCTTTACCGCTTGCTTACGAGACAAACGCAGTATGGAACATGACAAAGAAAACATTTATGAAATTTATCGGAATGGTTGACGATCAGAAACAGCCTATTGCCAGAGTAAACTATGGCATTAACGGACAGCCGGAAAGAACGTTGCTTGGCAGAAGAGTTGTGTTAAACGACTACATGACTAGCCTTGGAGCAACTATCACTTCTGACACTGTTGTGGCGTTCCTGTTTGACTGGTCTGATTACATGTTCAATGCAAATTACAACATGACAATCAAAACCTATGAGGATAACGATACAGAAGATCAGGTAACTAAGGCTATCATGATCTGCGATGGAAAAGCAATCGATGTTAATTCCCTGGTAACCGTAACCAAAAAGTCAGCTTAATAAAGGGGTGGTTATATGCTGACCATTAATGTAACAACGGAACAGATGCGCAGCATGGTCAGAATCAGCCACAACAAATTAGATGATGAGCTTGATATTTTAAAGAAAGCATGTCAAACGGATCTGAGTATGAGTGGAGTTAATATCATACCCACCGGCGACATGCTTTCTTTGGCTACTCTCAGACTTTATTTGCGATGGCAAATGAACTATAACGGCGAAGCTGACAGATATATGCAGGCGTACCAATCAGCAAAAATAGCGATGTCTCTTGCGAGTGAATATAGCGAGGTGCCAACACCATGAGAAATGATATTTGCACCTTAATTATTCGTGTTGGATCTGGAAGCCAGATTAACGAAACAAGCAAAGAAATATTTTGCACAAAATCATCATGCGTTAGAAGTGAGTTTTATCAGGCCTATGGAGTTGGTTTGAAACCAAAACTAAATATAGACATTGATCCAGAAGATTATGACTCAATGTCTATATTATTAAACGGAACACTCATAACTCCACAAAAAGTTACTTATAACGGCGCGGTTTATAACATATTGCGCACTTATCAAGATCCAAAAGACGAATCAACATTGTCTCTGACTGTGGGGTGATTATATCAAGGTTGAAATGGATTATAAAGAGCAAATCGGAGCCATTGACGAAATGCTTAGATCAATACCAAAAACAATGCAATCAGAAGAAAAAAAGTTTTTGAGCAAAACTGGATCTGCAATTAAAAGCAATGTAGTCAAGTTTCTCCATAGGTCAGGGATTGAATCCAGACTTGATATAGATCCAAAGAATTATGACGGATCTAGGCCATATGTACACATCAAAGACGATGTAAGGTTCACTGTAAAAAAGAATAAGCAAGGGGATCTTTATGTCAGTGTTAAAGGTGGGAAATACACCGGCTATAAGTGGGGATTCCTGAATGATGGACATATCGCAAGGGACGGTCATACTTTCGTGCCTGGAACCAAATTTATGGAAAGAGCATTGCAATCATCACAAGGCGATATAAACAATGCAATATACGAAATTATGAAAAAGGTGGTGCAGTAATGGACGTTGAACAATTAATAAAAACCGCCTTAGATATTCCGGTAATTGATTTGTCAGAACCTTTGCTTTACCCATGCGCCACTTGGTATAAATCTACGGAAGAAACAGAACTTTCAGGCAGCGGAAAAGAAACCGAAGCATCAGACACTTATGAAGTTGATGTTTGGTGTCAAGCGCGTAATGATTTGGAATCTTACGCTGCGCTATTAAAGCAGGCTATTTCATCAATTGAATATTGCACCATTCCAGACATGACAATAACATTCGACACAAACGGAAAAGTGTGGAGAGCAAATTTCAATTTTAAACATGTAAAGGAGGATATAGCATAAATGGCATCAGTTAAATCAAACAGAATTAATATTAAAAAACCAGTGTATTGCTTGCTTACCACAGACACTCCGTCTGGTACTACATATGGAGCAGTTAAAGCATTTGGAGAACCAATGCAAGTACAAATTACTCCGCAAATGTCAACAGGTGTTTTATACGGCGGAGGAAAAAAGCAGGAAGATATCGGAAAAATCAAAGGCTATGCGGTTGCTTTTGATGTAAACAAATTATTTTCTGAGGTAAAAGCAGAAATAATGGGGCATACGGTAACTGACGGTGTTGTTATTGTAAAAGACGGTGACGAAGCTCCATACCTTGCATTTGGTTATGAGGTGGAACAGACGAACGGTACAAAAGAGCAGATTTGGTTCTTGAAAGGCCGCGCACAGCCTGCGAACCAGACAATTCAGCAGTCGGCCGACAACATTAACTTCTCAACCGATTCAATTACAATGAACTTTATCCCGCGTGATTCTGATGAAAGAATATCATGGTTTGGAGATACGGCAAACTCAAGCTACACATCAACACAGGCAGATGCTTTTTTTGCAACAGGCCCAGTATCATTCCCAACAGCAACACCATAATTATAAGCCCCTATATATGGGGCTTTTTATTTTGCAAGGAGGTATGGAATGAAAAAAATAACTGCAAGGCCAGCAAATGAAATCGAGATACAATTTGCTGATGATACAATAATGCTGGCAACTTTTAACATCAAAGCCATGCGATACATGATGGAAATGTTGTATGAAAAGGAAAAAGTAGCCGCAGATATACCGATAGAAGAGTTTGGGGCAGTCATTATTTATTCCGGAATCAAGGCTAACAACCCTGAGTTTACAATTGAAGAAGCCAACGCCTTGGCACTGTCAATGAATCCGGCAGATCTTAATGAAATTATTAATAGCTACAATGAATCAACCGGTATTATGGATCAGGAAACAGAGGAAGCAGTAACAAAAAAAGTGATTGCTCAGATATTAACGGGGCTGGCAAAATCAAACTCGAAAAAGTAATACTTGATTTTGATATGCTTTTTTACTTCTACTGCGTAGAATTGCATATGTCTGAGCAAGATTTTGAGATCAGCAGTCCGGCAAAAGTTTTAAAAATGATAGATATTTACCATGACAAATTAAACATTAACTCACAAGAAAATTATCAACCAAAATATTTTTCGCAGCAGAGTGAAGCACATACTGTAAATTCTATGAAAGAAGTGGAGGGCTTCCTATGAGCGATAGCGCATACAAAAAAACAATAGTAATCGGGCTTGACTACGCTCAGTTTTCGGGAGGTATTACAGAGTGTAACCGGAAAATGGGATTGCTTGAAGCTGAGTTTAAGCTTGCAAAAGAACAGGCCAAAAACTACGGCACTGAGACAGACCAGCTTACAGTTAAAAAAGAAGCCCTTTCACAAATGATTAATTTGCAAACAAAAATTGTCGAAGAACATCGCAAGGCATACGACAAAGCTATGCTTGGCGGAGTAGGAATGGAAAAGCAAGTTGATGCCCTTGACAAAAAACTGCTTACTGCCAGAACTACTCTTGAAAAGCTTAACGGTGAATACAATACTGCCAGCAAGGAACTTGACGAATATAAGAAAAAGACAGAAGAAGCAGGAGACAAAACAGAAGAGTCAGAAAAGAAGCAAAAATCATTTGGAGATACAATAAGAGGGGTCGGAAGTGTATTAGGTTTAGAAGCTTCACCGGCAATTGAAGCTTTTGCATCAAAATTTGACGGCCTTGGTGAACACGTTGGATTGGCAATGGTGGCACTGGGCGCGATTACCACAAAATTGTACGATGCATCTAAGTCTGCGTCTGAGTATGCAGATAATATTCTTACAATGTCAAGCACAACCGGATTGGCAACAGACACACTTCAAAAGATGGATTATGCAGCTGAGCTTGTTGATGTATCAACCGAACAGATTAGTTCTTCCATGACAAAAATGATTAAAAGCATGGATAAGGCCAGAGACGGCAATGAGGATATGCAAAAATCATTTGCTCGTCTTGGAGTCAGATACAAGGACGGCAACAAAGAATTGCGTAACGCAGAAGATACTTTCTATGATCTTATTGATGCTCTTGGAAAAATAACAAATGAAACCGAACGCGATTCAAAATCAATGGAAATATTCGGCAAATCCGCCAGGGAACTAAATCCCTTGATTGAAGCAGGAAGCGGAAGACTAAGAGAACTTGGCGAAGAAGCCGAGAGCCTTGGATATGTGCTTGATGATACGTCATTAAATAAATTAGGCGCGTTTGATGATTCGCTGCAGCGAATGAAAAAATCAAGCGAAGGATTACAAAATTCATTTGGTTTAGCACTTGCTCCTATAATGACCGCGTTTTTTGATACTCTTGCAAAAGTTCCAGTGCCAGTTTTACAGTCATTGATAACCCTTGGTGGTACTGTAGCAAGTATAATGCTTGTTGTAAAGGCTATTAAGGAAGTCACAAGTACTGGAAAGGGAATGATAGATTTTTTCAAGGGCTTAGATGCTCAGTCTATTAAAACAACTGCTATTATTATTGGAGTTGTGGCGGCTTTGCTTGCTCTTGGCGTTATTATTGCTGTTATCGCTGGAAAAGGAAATGACCTCAATAAAACAATGGAGGGCGTAAGCAGCAGCGTAGGCAATATGAAAAGCAGCATACAAAAGCAGCAGACACAGTATTACGCTTCTGGAACCGATTATGCTCCCGGAGGTTGGTCTTGGACCGGCGAACATGGTCCAGAGTTAGCATATCTTCCTACTGGGTCAAAAGTGATTGATGCAGAAAACTCAAAAAAAATATCCGGTGGAGATATATATAATGTCAATCTTACGTTAGACGCAAGAAAAGTAAAAGATTTTACCGATGCTGTTGACTTTATGCAAAAAATAAAACCGTCAATAAGGGCAGGAAGGAGCAGACTATAATATGGCAACTCAAACAGTACAATGCAAAGCTGACACATACGTGGCGTTTAACTCGCCGAGTGGAAATTTCAGCAGTTTAAGTTATATGTATGTTCACCGGATTACAACTTCTTCCTCTGCCATGCTTGCCTTTCTGCAATTTGATATTCCGTCATTTACGAATAAACAAATCACAAAAGCAGAGTTAAAAATACATTGTCAACAAAAAGGACGGCACAGCACAATTGCTGCCGCCCAGTATGCTATACCGGTAAGCGTAAATACTTTGACTGGTAGTTCTGTGCAATCACAATATATCGATAGTGATTTGGCCTATTCTCCTACGCAGATAACTTCTCCTGCTTACGTACAGACTGCAAATGAATGGATTGTATGGGACATAACGGCTATTGTAACAAATGGTCAAGGCACAAACGATGCTGTGTTTGGATTAAGCGACTTAACTGGAACGCAGTCAGATGATACCGAAATCTGGAAGTTTTCTTCCCGTGAATCAGGAAATATTCCATATATTGAGGTAACATACAATGATGCGGTTCCTGATCTTCCCACTATTTTATATCCAAACGGTGATGTAATTGAAAAAGGCAATGCGCTTACATTTCAGTGGAAACATAATTCACTTTACGATACCGGTCAGGTAAAATATGATTTCGGGTGGAGACAACAGGGCAATGCTTCTTGGACTGAAACACTTGGAGTTGTTACAACTACTCAAAACCGTACATTAGACAGCAACGCCTTGCCGACCGGAATTATTGAATGGCGTGTAAGAACCTACAATGCAAATAATGCAGTATCAGAGTATGCTTACGGATCGTTTGAACTTACTGGGCGGCCTACGGCTCCAATCATTGATACCATGAAGAATGATGCCATTACAGAGATCGCGTGGAGAAGCAATGCAGCTGAAACGGCTATATTTCGGATATGGATTTACCAGGGCGCGACGCTTATTCATGACAGCGGAAATATGCCGGGTGGATTAAAAAGTTCTTATATTCCAAACATGGTGTTTCCAAACGGTACATACACGGTTAAGATGCGCATAGGCAGCGTATACAACGTTTGGTCAGACGAAAGCGCAAAGGTGTTTACTATATCGGCATCAGTGCCAAACACGCCAGACATGGTCTTATCTGTCACGCATGGCGGTATATTGATTAGCACAACCTCCACGGCGGCAGATAAGATCGTATACCGTTCGGAAGATGGCATTGCATTTATTCCAATTGGACGTTTTACCGGATCTGAATATATTGATTATGCTGTGAAGTCTGACGTTATGTATGAGTACTTTATCAGGGCGCATAACGGCAGCTACGCAGACAGCGGCAAACAATCAATCAAGGTAAAGTACAAAGGCGCGTTGCTGTCTGAAATAAATAATCCAGGTGATTACATCGAAATATATAAATCAGATAGCGATTGGTTTAACAGCATAAAGTCAAAATTTTCAAATGAAGCAGAACTTGTAAAATACGAAGGGCGCACTTACCCGGTAAAAGAGTCTGGAATTCATAAAGATTTTGGAATTGGAATTACATTTTATCTCAGCAATGACAATGCAAAAAGAATTGAATCATTGTATGGATTGAATGGAATTTACTTATTCCGTAACAGTGAAAAATGCTTTTGTTGTGAGATAGAATCATTCGAGCATGAAAATACATTATTTAATGCCGGTAAAAATGTAGAAATATCGATAAACCAGATTGATTATAGCTTGGAGGTGAGGTTTGATGTATAGCCTTGCACAAGGCGGTTATACCCATGAAGAAGTATTAAGAATGCTTGAATCTGACCGCACCATTAATTTTCGGTATGAACTGCTGGATAAAAATGAAGTTAAGTTAAAAGATCTGGAAAATGTGAGTGGAAATATTCGATTTGACAGCTCTCAGGAAATAATGGGAACCGCTTCGCTCACAATCAGGGAAATCGGGGACGTAGACCTTAAAACAGTAGACTTAAGGGTGCGTCCTTTCTTCCGGTTAAAATCACCTGCAGGCTGGCTTGAATATCCCCTCGGGACTTATATCATGAGTAGCCCAGAAAGATCCAGACAGGATAGCGGAGTGCTGCAACAGGTGGATTGCTATGATTACGGAACGATTTTGAAAGAGGATAAGATCACAACCAGATTGTTTATTGCAGCCGGAACAAATTATGTTACTCAGGTGCGAAGCATTATAACGGCAGCAGGAATCAAAAAGACCAATATTGAAACGTCTATTCTCACAGTAAGCACAGCCTTAGAATTTGAGATAGGCACAAGCAAACTGGATATCATTAATTCGTTGTTGACCGCTATTAACTATGAGCCGTTGCATTTTGACAACCGTGGGTATGCGGTCAGCCGTAGATATGTTGAGCCACTTAATCGCCAGACTGAGCAGGCTTACCAGACAAACGATAGGAGCATTATAAAAGGCGGTGCAAAGCAAAGTGTTGACATTTACAATGTGCCTAATATATTCGTGCGTTACACAGACGATCCGGACGGCGTAGAGTTAAGGAGCCAATATACAAACGACAGCGTAGCAAGTGTAATATCAACTGTTAATCGTGGGAGAAATGTGGTTGACATTGAAAGCGTGAACGACATAGCTGATCAGTCTACCCTTAACGATCTGGTCAGGCGTATCGCCATTGAGAAAAGCCAGACTTACGATGCTGTTATACTGCCTACGGCCTTGATGCCACATCATTCTTACCGTGACTGTGTTTACGTTGGTGAGAACAGTCTCGGAGTAGGAAACAAATATATTGAGTATGCATGGGAAATGGATCTAAGTGTTGGTGGAACCATGACACACACTTTAAAGAGGGTGGTGAAACTATGAATTATAGTAACCCGGGTGAACAGCTTGACGAAATGAGATTACTGTTTGAAAGAGATAAGGCATATCGAATGGCGGTAGTAGATAGCGTTACGAGCAACAGACCATACCTCAGATTTTACGGCGAAACTGCGGCAAGCCAAAAGCCTTATAAATATCTCCAATCATACACACCAACCCAAGGAGATAAAGTACTTGTGGCGCGCGTGGCTAAAACCTATGTAATACTCGGAAAGGTGGTATAAGATGAATTACGACATTGAACTGAACGCAAATGACAGTTCGGTACTTGAAACACAATACGCATTTACACAAGGGGATTACGGGCAGATTCAATTCAGTATCAGGGTGAAAACGGATGGCGTATACGTTACAAACGCACAGCGGGCATACATTGTCTTTACACTTCCCAATGGCTACGTTGTAACCGGAGCTGATATGTCTAAAAGCGTTGCGACATATACATACCCATTTCAGGGTAGCGAATTACAGGTACCTGGGATAATACTAGCCGATGTAAAACTCGTTTACACTAACGGGCAAATATCGTCTAATAAATTTTCTTTTATTTGCCGGTATGATCCATTGCATGATAAGTCATTTAATGCCGGCCCATACATTTCACAGCTACAACAGATTGTAGATGACGGGCAGGCAAAGATAGATTATTTACAATCGCTCATTGAAATATTGCAGACCGATGTCGGCGGAACGCCAGTAATGAGAAGCGATCTACACAATACACGTGATGCTGTTGCTGCAGGAACAAAAGCCGTTGACGCAAATATGGCGCAAAACATTTTACTCAAAGGTGACGTAACACATCAAAATGAAAACGATGCAAATAAAATTGTGGCAGCAGATGCTTTATATGCTGTAAAGACAAATTTACAAGGACAAATTGATACAACAGATGAAGAATTAACAACAATAACTAATAGCTTGACGGCATTAAATGCAAAGGAAATACAGTTTAAACCGAGCGTTAGCCCGGTTTTTGCATCAACAAATGACTTAGCTAGTGGCGCCGAAGTAATGTTTACTGTCACATTTGACAAAGCATTTAGTTCTGCTCCAACGGTTAATTTTACCTTGCGAGCAAATGGTGACAATTTTTTAACACAGGTAAACAGTATTTCAACAACCGGATTTACCGGATATATTCGAAATCCGTTTTCAACCGCAAAAGCAGTAAGCAGTGTCAGCTTATGCTATATTGCAATGTGCTAAATTGCTATTTACTAAACTAAATATATTTGTAAACTGTAGTCCCGACAGGGGGGCTTATTTTTATGCCAAAAGGCAGAAAGGAATCTCATGAGCGATATCGAAAAGATCCAATTTGGCGAACAGACATTTGATCTGGTAGCTGATGGCACAAACCTCAATAACAACGGTGGGTCTATTACATTTAGAATCGGAAGCTCAGATTTTAATGTAATAAAAGCCAACTTAAAACTCAACAAAGATATTACGCAAATCAATGTATCTGGAAAAATTGATTGGAGCAGATCTGATTTGGTTTACGCAGGACGGTTATCAAACATTGAAAATTATGATATAGGCGCAGGCATAAAAGAAGATGTGCTTATAGCAGAATTCCGGTTGCCAGATACAAGAGAAAAAGTAAAAGACAATGAAGCTAAAATAGCTTATCTATCAATGATGTTAGATGTTGACATGGAGGTGATGGCATTATGAACAGCCCACATTATGAAGAGGTAAAAGGATATTACGACACAGGCAGATGGTCGAAAAAAATGGTATGGAATGCCGTAGGGCGTTGGATTACCCCAGAAGAGTATAAACTGATTACTGGTGAAGAGTACGTAAAATGAGAGAAAGCATGAGGAACAATAAAATGAAAGAAAAGACCGCTTGCATCGTATTTGGAGCAATCGCTACGGCAGGAGTTAAAATTTTTGGTGGGTGGACACCTACACTTAATGTAGTCTTAATTATGATGGGAATTGATATGCTACTTGGCACAGCTGTTGCTTTTTTTTACTCTAACTCACCTAAGACTGAAAGCGGAGCGGCAAGTTCAGGAGCAATGCTTAAAGGCATTGTAAAAAAATTCGGAATGGTATGTGTAATAGCCGCGTCACACCAAATTGATATAGCACTTGGCGTTAATTATGTAATGCTCGCTACGGTATACGGATTTATTGCAAACGAAGCACTATCTATTATTGAAAACGCCGGATTAATGGGAATCGTAAAGTCAGATTTACTCATGAATGCAATAGAGATACTTAAAAACAAGTCAAATAAGGCTGAATAAGCATGAGGGTCGGGGTTATGCTCGACCCTTTTTAATTGGAGGAATATAAATGAGCGCAGAGAAAAATAGGCAGGCGGTATGTGATAAATACGGCACTATAATAGGACGTAATATCTATAACCAAGACTTACGCGACTACTGTTATAATAAATATAAAGACGGCAAGTATTACAGTGATTGCAGCAGTTCAATAAGTTATTCTTACAAAGAATCAGGGTATGGATTCGGAATACTCAACACAGCAGGAATGTACACCTCATACAAACTTGCGACTGTTGACGCAGACATAGCAGACGGCATTCCAGATGCTTCCAGGCTACGCCCTGGTGATATGTTGCTATTCGCTGGAACAGACGCGAGCAGGCCCCTTAAAATCGGTCATGTTGAAATGTACTGCGGTAATGGTATTATTTGCGGGCATGGAAGCGGGAACCCATCTTATAAGGATCTTGTGGCATACTGCCGTAGTCGTTATAATTCGTTTGCTCTTGGCGGTTGGCGCAAAGGCCTTGTATGTGTGAGAAGATACATACAGGACGATGTGACACAGCAACCGGAACCAGTTAAAAAGTCAGGCTGGGAAAAGCAACCGGACGGCTGGCGTTTTTTCCTTGGTAATACTGGTGAACCGGTACGCAATAGCTGGTACTTGGATACTGATGGCAAGTGGTACTGGTTTAATGCCGCAGGAATCATGGTAACAAATGTCTGGTATCAATATGAGGGCGGCTGGTATTACCTTGGAGAAGATGGAGCCATGGTTAAGGGACTAAAGTACATTGACGGCAAGTTCTATTACCTGGACGAAAATGGCAGAATGGCAACCAAAGAAATCACGTTTACTCCTGACAACAACGGAGCATTGAAATATCCAGAAATGGCATTATAATTACAAGGCGGTTTCCTTATTGGAGCCGCCTTTTTTATTTTGCCGGTTAGTCTACGATTCCCATACATTACCAATTAAAAAAACGTTACGGAATGATATTATATCAGTATGAAAATACTGCTTGATGATTACATGAAAAATAATAACCTGACAGAGCGGCAATTAAGTATAATGACTGGTGTTCCGCAAAGTACAATTAACGGAATCAGGAACGGAGCAATGCCAAGAGCTGACACCATTGAACGGTTAGCAGCCGGATTAAATTTAATGATAAATGACCTTGTAGATTCCCCGTATTTAAAAAAGTGAACGGTTTGCCGTTCAAGACGAGACAAATGTAAAAAAAAGGTATATTATATACATAATAAACAAGGAGGTTATGGGGGAATGGCTGCAGAAGATGAAAAAGTATGGAAGATTTACAAAAGTATTTTAATGCTAACAGATGAAGAATTTGAATCTTTGCGTAATACCTTGGACAACATGCGTGACCAATATGTTAGTAATTTAATATTAATTGCAAATGAAAAACGTAAATCTTTATACTGAATACAATGAAAATAGAGTGTGCTTAATCAACACACTCTATTTCGTTGTCAATGCCTACCATTCGTCAACCCTGTGCAAATGTTACTATATGGCTTATTATGTTACAATATAATTATATATTTATTTGTTTCCTTTTAAACCTTAAATATTTGATTGATTTTATGCCATTAATCGGCATTTTAAAACCTAATACAATATGATAGCCATAAACGACACATGTTGAAGCGGTGATAATGATGACGTATTGCGGTTTGAACAAGAAAAACAGGGGTTAGACCACAAGATGTTGTGGTTTTTGACTGAAAAATGAGCAAAAAATGGGGCTAAAAAATGCGATTTTTAGCCCCGTTTTTTTGGCACTTCCACGGATGACATAGGATAGTTGAAGGCAAAATCGGTCCAAATTGTTTTTATAGATAGGAAAAAGTAGGGAATATAGCTTAGCAGGGAGAGCGCTTGAATGGCATTCAAGAGGTCATGGGTTCGAATCCCACTATCTCCACTAAAACGGTAAGCCGCAGGTATGAACGCTTGTGGCTTAAATCATAATTTATAGGGACGGGACACTTGATAGATCAAGGTAAAAAAAGGTATATTTTTCAATTTTAATATGGGTCATTGTCTGACGACGCACTAAGGCAGTGAAATATAAATCATACGGTATGCACGAGGATCATCTTCATATAGGCAGGGGTGACAATGACAGCAACCCGTATGAACAAATTTCATAAGCTTTTCATACGTTGAAAATACTGATTAACAAAACATGCAATAATGGATGGGCCTAATACATTTTCAAAATAACGAAAAGTACCGTTAGAGGATATTTTATTATCTTGCTTAGCAAGAAAAGGTTTTACCACCAATTTGGAACTCCGTTGATATTTAAAACAAAAAGGATAAATCTATGGAAATTCCAAACAAAACTATTTACAATAATTGAAATGATTAAACCACGATTTTGCGGCAGACTATAACACGCTTAGTTCCAATTTTACGAAGGAGCAGGGCGTGTTTTTATATCCAAAAACAGAAATGGAGTAATACAAGTGGTAACTAACTATCGTAAGCGCTTACGATAGTTGAAGGCAAAATCTTTCCAAAGTGCTTTTAGAGATAGGGTAAAGGATGGGATATACCTCTGCAAGGTGAACGCTTAAATGCCGTTCAAGAGGTCCACTTTCGCTTGAATTTTAGCAACAGATATGACTGCTCGTGGCTATTGTTTTCACTTATATGGCTGGGACACTTGGTAAATCAGGGATAGAAATTAAAGGGTATGTTTTCAGTGATGAGAATGTGCCTTATTTTATTTGTCGTTTTCATGGCTGATTATGTATTATAGAAGATATGTAAAGGTGACAATTTGATATCATAATATGTAAATATCTGTAATACGAGACAGTGAGGATAAAGATATTTAAGGTAATAAATATCGTGAATTAAATTATGGAGAAGAATCTGATAATAGAATAATGAATTACGCTTATTTAATTGAATAATTGTAAGCGCTACATAAAGAAGCGTATTGATCTTTCTGAATTTTTCACCTCTGAAAAAATCAAATAGTACCATTATTCAAGCCACAAGATTTTTGCATTGCATCTGACCA